CCGCACGCATAGAGGTGCAATACCGTGACCGCATCGTTCAAGTTCCTTCTGTTTGTCCCGCTCCTGATGCTGACCTCATGCGCGAGCTTGCCGACCAAGCCGCTCGCCTATCTGCCGCCGAGGATCGACTGCGCCGAATCGGACGCCCCGCAAAAGAAGTACCCCGAACAACCGGCGCTCACTGAGAAGTCGGTGATCGTCTGGCAACTTTTCGCGTTCGGCATGGGTGACTACGCCGAGAGCGTGCTGGGCCAGCGGTATGCGACGGCGGTGTGCATCCAGGGGAATCGGAAGGCGGGGAATATTCGGTGACCTTTGACTTGCATCACGGCGACTGCCTAGAGGTGATGGCAGGGCTGCCAGATGGGTGCGTGGATATGGTCTTGGCTGACATTCCCTATGGCGAAGTTAACCGAGCGAGCGGCGGTCTCCGGAATCTAGACAAGGGCGCGGCGGACGTTGTGACCTTCCCGCTAGCTGCCGTGGTGGACGAGGCCGTAAGGCTGGCGAGCGGGAGCATTTACATATTTTGCGGCACCGAGCAGGTTTCCGAGATTCGCGCCCGAATGGTGGGCGCGGGAGTCAGTACGCGGCTTGGCATTTGGGAAAAGACGAACCCTAGCCCCATGAACGGCCAGCGCATGTGGCTATCTGCCATTGAATGCTGCGTGGTGGGACGTAAGGCAAAGGCTCCGTTCAATGAACACTGCAAATCGCCCGTGTGGAGGCACGCAACCGCACGGGGAAAGCTGCACCCGACCATGAAGCCCGTTGGCTTGATGGAGCGCCTGATTCTGGCATCAAGCAACCCCGGCGACACGGTGCTGGACTTCACTATGGGGTCGGGCACAACCGGCGTGGCCTGCGCCAACACGGGCCGTGAGTTTATCGGCATTGAGCGCGATCCGGGCTACTTCAAGATTGCATCGGATCGCATCGTGGCGGCGCAGATGAAGGAGGCGGCATGACCGACGCCCTCTGGTACTGGCTGCGAACGTGTTGGAAAAGGAATAGATAATGGCGGGACCCAAACACAAGAACGACAAGAGCTGGGAGCCCGGCAAGTCCGCGAACCCCGGTGGTCGTTCCCCTCGCGTTGGCCCAAACGGCGAGACCTTGGCGCAGCTTTCGCGCGTGTATACCGTCGAGGTGCTGGACCGATTGATGAAGATCATCCGCGCGCCGGATGATGAGATTGCATTGAAGGCGATCACATTGTGGGCTGAGCGTGCATGGGGCAAGCCGAAGCCCGCCGAAGAAGGCGAGGGCGGGGAGAAGGGCAAGACGCTGGTTGAGGAAATGTTCGCATTGCTGGCGAAGAAGCTGCCTGACTGATGGCGGTGCCGCTGCAGACCCAGCGCGAACTGGAGCGCTGGTATCCCCTGATTGACCATCCTGTGCAGCTCGCATTGGTGCGGGACGCGGCGCGCTTCAAGGTGGTGCCCGCGGGGCGCCGATCGGGAAAGACGGAGCGGGCCAAGCGTTATGTCGCCAAGCAGGCGATGCTGAACCCAGGAGAGGCGTACTTCATCGCCGCACCGACGCGCGACCAGGTGAAAAAGATCTACTGGGCTGACATGAAGCGGCTTTGCATGGCGAGCTTGTGCCCGAAGCCGCCGAGCGAAACAGAGCTCACGATTTACCTACCGAACGATACGACCGTGCAGCTCATCGGCTTGGATCGGCCGGAGCGTATGGAAGGCCAGTTCTGGACGGGCGGGGTGATCGATGAGATCGCCGACGTCAAGCCCGAAGCCTGGGAGGCGAACATTCGCCCAGCGCTGGACACATTCAATCCGATGCGCCCCGACTATTTGGCGTGGTGCTGGCTGATTGGCGTACCGGACGGCCTGAACCACTATTACGAGATGGCCGAGTACGCGGCCACGGCGAATGACCCCGACTGGGCGCTGTACCACTGGAAGTCGTCGGAGATACTGCCGGCCAAGACCATCGAAGCCGCCAAGCGGCAGATGAGCCCCAAGCAGTACAAGCAGGAATACGAGGCCTCGTTCGAGACGGCAACCGGCCGGATCTACGAGGACTATAGCCCCAAGAACTACACGCAAGAAACCATCCAGCCGCACGAGCAGCTGCTCTGGTATCACGACTTCAACTTCACGCCCATGTCGTCGGGTATCGGTGTACGCCGCGGTCCAAACAACGACCAGATATACCTACTCGAAGAGATCATCCTGACCAGCGCGGTCGCGCGCCAGTCCGCGCTTGAGTTCGTCGAGCGCTACAAGGACCACCCGAATCGCAACGTGATCATCTATGGCGATCCGGCAGGGCGTGCCGGAGAAAAGCACGGACACGAGTCCGACTACACGGAAATGGAGTCGGTTCTGAAGTCCAACAACTGGCAGGTCAAGCGCAAGGTGAAGCTTGCGGCGCCGGCGATCAAGGACCGGCAGAACGCAGTGCGCGCCAAGATCATGAACGCGGCCGGCGAGGTTTCGTTGTTCGTGAATACGCAGCACGCGCCATACACCCATAAGGGCTTGGCGACAGTCTCGACCAAGGAAGGATCGACCTATCAGGAAGAGGTTTCCGATTACCAGCACATCACAACTGCGGTCGGTTATTTCATCGATCACGAGTTCCCGATCGTCAAACGAATAGCCACTGCCGCCCCACTCAGGATGTAACGATGCCCATTGCCGTCAATCAGAAATCCGCCGAGGTCGAAAGCCTCGGGAAGCAATGGCCGCTGCTGGAGGCGCTCATGGAAGGCACGCCCGCCATGCGTGAGGGCAAGACTGCGTACCTGCCGCGCTGGCCGAACGAGGAGCCCGACAGCTACGCGGCCCGCGTGGCCACGGCGACCCTGTTCCCGGCCTATCGACGCACGGTGCGGGTCATGGCCGGAAAGCCGTTTTCCAAGGACGTGACGCTGTCCGAAGACACGCCGGAAAGCATCAAGAACTGGTCCGAGGACATCGACCTGCAGGGCGTCTCACTGCACAGCTTCGCGGCCGAGATGTTCGAGGAATCGTTCTACGGCCTGGCCGGCATCCTGGTGGACTATCCCCGCGTGGGGCCGGCGCCCAATGGCGTGCGCACCGTCGCGCAAGTTGAGGCAACCGGCGCCCGCCCGTACTGGGTGCGCGTCAAGCACGAGCAGCTGCTCGGCTGGAAGGCGGCCAACATCGCCGGACGCATGAAGCTGACCCAGCTGCGACTGATGGAGTCGGTCGAGGAAGACGACGGCGAGTTCGGCACCAAGACCATCGCGCAGGTACGCGTGCTGGAGCCGGGCAAGTGGCGCACGTTTCGGGCCGGCACCAACACCGACAAGGCCTGGGTGCTGTTCGAGTCGGGCACCACCACCCTCGCGGACATTCCCTTCGTGCCGCTGTACGGTTCGCGCATGGCGTTCATGATGGGCGCTGCGCCGCTGCTGGACCTGGCTTACCTCAACGTCAAGCACTGGCAGTCCCAGAGCGATCAGGACACGATCCTGCACGTCGCCCGGGTGCCGATTCTGGCGGTGATCGGTGTCGATGACGAAAAGTGGCAGCTCTCGGTCGGCGCCTCCACCGCGATCAAGCTCCCCCTCGAAGGCGACATGAAGTTCGTAGAGCACTCCGGCGCGGCCATCGAGGCGGGGCGCAAGTCGCTGGAGGATCTCGAAGCCCAGATGCTCCAGACCGGCGCCGAACTGCTCGTAAAGAAACCCGGCGATCGTTCGGCAACCGAAGCAGCCGGCGACCAGGAGGCCAACAAGTCCGACTTGCAGCGCATGACCGAGGCCGCTGAGGATTCTCTGGACCAGGCCCTGCAGTTCATGGCCGCCTATGCGCGCCTTCCCTCCGGCGGCAACGTGTCGCTGTTCAAGGACTTCGGCGCGGCGACTTTGAGCGATGCCAGTGCGACGCTGATCAAGGACCTGCAGGCGGCCGGGCTCATCTCCAAGGAAACCGCGATCATCGAGTTGCAACGCCGCGGGGTGCTGTCGGCCGAGATCGATCCCGAGGACGAACTGGCCCAAGCCGAGAAAGATGGCCCGCCGCCCGGCACGATGGTCGATGGCGTGGACGTGGACGGTAACCCGCTGGTGCCGGCCGCCGCCTGATGCCCGCAGTCAATGCCCGCTTGCAGGATGAGGCCATCGACCACGCGGTCACGCTGGAGCGGTACAAGAATTCTGTTCTGCGTCGCATGATTGCCGTGCTCAACCGGTCGGATGCGCGGCTGTCGGCGCAGTTGGCCGAACAACTGATGCGCCTGGACGCTTCCCAGTTCACGGTCGAGCGCCTGGAGGCGTTGCTCGCGAGCGTGCGTGCCGTGAACGTAGCGGCCTACGCCGCGGTGCAGAATGAACTGGAGCCCGAACTGCAAGCGCTGGCCGAGTACGAAGCGGCCTATCAGGCGCGCGCCTTGCGCGCCGCGGTGCCTGGCGTCGTTCAAGCGTCGTTCCCGGTCTCGGGTGTGGCCGCTGATGCTGTTTACGCGGCTGCGCTGAGCAGGCCGTTCCAGGGCCGTCTGCTCTCGGGCTGGTTTCGGGAACTCCCCCAAGGCC